TGGTAGTATAATTGGTGTTATATTGTGATAGATAGGTATATTATGACTGCATTTACTATAGAAACAAAATCTCAATTAGCGAAACTTCTCGCTACTGAAAACATTCGCATCGAGCATAAAAAAATGCCGACTGCTGCGTTTGACCCCAAAAATCGTGTTCTCTATTGTCCTATCTGGAAAAACATGTCTGGTTATATGTATGACCTTTTGATGGGTCACGAAGTTGGCCACGCACTTTATACACCTGCTGATGGTTGGCATGATGCTGCGTGTTCAAACGGCAAAAACTTCAAATCGTTTCTTAATGTGATTGAAGATGCCCGTATCGAAAAGAAAATCAAACGAAAGTATCCTGGTCTCCGACCTTCCTTTGTCCGTGCATATAACGAACTCATGGCAAAAGATTTCTTTGGTCTTCAAGGTCGTGACATTAACAAACAATCATTCATCAACCGTCTAAACATTTACACCAAATCTGATTATACCGCATCAATTACATTCGGTGCGAAAGAAAAAGAATTAGTCGACCGTGTTCGTGCTGTAGAAACTTGGGAAGATGTTATCAAGATTACAGGTGAAGTATTTGCATATTCAAAAGAAGAATTGCAAGAAAACGAAGAATTGCAATGGCAGTTTCCAAAAAGTAATTTTGGTTACGGCGATGATGATGATGAAGAAGACTTTGATGACTTCAGCGATTCAAGTGATTTTGGTGAAGAAACCGAAGGTGAAGACGGAAACAATTCTAATTCATCCGAAGAAGGTGATGAAGGCGAAGAAGAAGGTCAAACCAAATCTGAATCTAAAACAGATGAGAATGGTGAAGACGGTGAATCTGAAGATGGTGATTCAATCAATCGCCATAAATTCTCTGAAGAATTTGATGGTTCAGCAGGCGAACCTACTTGCGAAACTGATAATAATTTCCGTCAGCGTGAGTTGGAACTGCTTGATGACAAATCAAAAGATTATGTTTATGTTTCATTTCCAAAACCTAACCTCGATAAAATTGTAACGCCTGCAAATCGTGTCCACGAATTGATGACAAATTTTTACAATGAATACTACGGTGAAGGTAGTTACTATCAAAACAAAGTGACTGAATTGGCAAATGAATTCAAAAAGAAAAATGAGAAGTATATTTCTCTACTTGCCAAAGAATTTGAAATGCGTAAAGCTGCCTCTAAGTTTGCTAAAGCGAAGATTGCAAATACTGGCGACATTGACATTTCTCGCCTTTACAAATATCAAGTTGATGACAATATCTTCCGTAAGACAATGAAAGTGCCAAATGGCAAATCACACGGTCTTGTGATGATGTTCGACCGTTCTGGTTCTATGACCGATAACATGCGAGGTTCAATTGAGCAGATGCTTGTGCTTGCAATGTTCTGCCGCAAAGTGAACATTCCTTTTGTTGTTTACGGTTTTGGTAATCATACAATGGGTCGTCATATTGATTACCCTAATGAAGTTTATAATGCGAGAAATGTTTTCTCCCGTGATGCAAACGAACTTAATATTGGTTGTGTGTTTTTGCGTGAATACATGAATTCAAAAATGAGTAATGCGGAATTCACAAAAGTATTTCGCAATATGATTGCTCTAATGAACTCATATGGTAGTCGGTACAATTCTCATTCACGCAGCTTCAGGTGTCCTGATTCTGAAGAACTGAGTAATACACCAATGAATGAGGCATTTGTTGCTCTCGAACCAATTACGAATCAGTTTCGCAAAGTGAATAACCTTGACATTGTGAACACGGTTCTTATCCATGACGGTGATTCTGATTGGTTTCGTGGATGGTACAACACACCTAATACCGACCGTGAATCTTCTATGTATAGTGTAAATCAACAAAATGTTTTTCTTGTTGACAAAAAACTTAAAAAAGAGTTTCGTATTAGCAATGATGATAGTATGCAACAGATTGTCATGGATTGGTATCAAGCAAAAACTGGTTCGAAGATTTTTGGTTTCTTTATCGGTGGTTCAACTGCTACAAATATCAAAAACATGATTGTTGGTAACTATGTTGATGAGAATGGTAAGAATTTTGAACGACCAACAAACTGGGAAGAAAAACTTTCCCAAGATGAAAAACTCAAAGCCATGGTCAAAGAAATGAAAAAGTCAAAGTTTGTTACCTCATACAAAAAAGGTTACAGTAAATTCTTCTTGATTTCTGGCGGTAAAGACCTTGAAATTAATGATGGTGAATTTGAGTTTGAATCACAAAATGAAAAAGTTAGTGCGAAAAAACTTGCCACCGCATTTATGAAATTCAATGAAAAACGGCAAGTAAATCGTATTCTTGTTCAGAAATTCATTGAAGGCATTGCAGTTTAGAGTGTTGTTTTTGTGCAACAGGCAGGCTTGACAACCTGCCAGTTTTTTGATATAATTGATGTATAAACTTTGATAGGAGTATTATATTATGTCTGTTCGTGCCGCTAATCGTCAAAAATTTATTGACGCTCTTGTTGCTACTGGTAAAGATACCGTAACCCTTGACGAAATTAAAGAAGTCGCTTCAAGTGTTGGGATTTCACAACCTTACTGGTTTACAAATGATGTTGATAACAAAATTCGCCGTGGTGTATATCGTGTACCTGGCGTAAGTGCTGTACCTCAAGTTGCTGTTCCCGCTGAAACAATTAATATGCAGGCTCAAGTAATCGAAATGCCTACTTCCAAAAATCGTATTACATCGGTTCTTACCGACCTTGAAACTGAAAATATTGTTCCTCAAGTTTACAAGAATTATGTACCGTTCGGTCATTTTGATGACCTGATTTCTATCATCGGTTCAAAACAATTCTATCCTATTTTCATTACTGGTCATTCTGGTAACGGCAAAACAATGTCTGTTGAACAGGCTTGTGCCAAACTCAAACGCAAATTTATTTGTGTATCAATGACACCTGAAACTGATGAGAGCGACCTATTTGGTAACTATGTTCTTATCAACGGTCAAATGGAATGGCGTGATGGTCCCGTGACTGTTGCTGCTCGTCAAGGTGCCGTTCTATGTATTGATGAGATTGACTATGGCGCACAAAATCTTTCCAGTCTTCAGCGAGTGCTCGAAGGCAAACCATTCTTGCTTAAGAAGAAAAACGAACTAATCAAACCTGCTGAAGGATTTACAGTAGTTGCTACTGCAAATACAAAAGGTAAAGGTTCTGATGATGGTCGTTACATGTTCACCAACATTTTGAACGAAGCATTTCTTGAGCGCTTTCTGAATACTTACGAACAAGAATGGCCTCCTGTCAAAACTGAGCAGAAGATTATCAAGAAAGAATTGACCTCTCTTGGTCGTTCTGATGATGAGTTCGCTGAGAAACTTGTGACTTGGGCAGAAGTAATTCGTAAAACATTCGCAGAAGGTGGTTGTGACGAAGTGATTTCCACTCGCCGTCTTGTGCATATTGCCAAGACCTACTCTGTGTTCGGAGACAAGATGAAATCAATTGCACTCTGCCTAAATCGTTTCGATGATGACACCAAAATGTCATTTACCGACCTTTACACTAAGGTTGATGCAGGTGCCAACACCGAAGTTTTGATGGCACAAACTCAACAAGAAGAAGTGCCGACACCTTCTGAAGAAATTCCCTTTTAATGCGTAACGGCTTGACCCACCAGGTAATGGTGGGTCTTTTTTTAAACTTTTGCCGTAGTAAGTGTTGACAAACATAACAAATTGTAATAGAATGTTCATATTGCAGAGAAGAACCGCCTCTGTAATGTTTATCTAAGTGCGGTTCAAACTTAAATGGAGTATTTCGTAATGTCTGTTAAATCTAAAATCCTTGCTTATCTCTCTAAAGATGGTGGTTATAACACTCTGACTGCTCAGAAAATGCAGTCTGTTTTCGGTGTTGCAAATCCAAGTGCAACCATCAATGACCTCCGTAACGAAGGTCATGCCATCTATCTCAACACCCGTGTTGTGAATGGCGAGAAAGTTTCTTTCTATCGCCTTGGTCAGCCAACCAAGCGCATGGTTGCTGCAGGAATTTCTGCTCTGCGCCAAACAGGATTTCGTGCTTTTGCCTAAAAAAGTTTAGAAAACCAACAGAGGAAGTAATACATATAGGTGTTACTTTCTCTTTTTCGTTTATGGAGTTGTCATGGAAATTCAAGTAAAATTAGAAGAATTGAGAAAACATAAAGTCTTTGTTGCTACGCCAATGTATGGTGGTATGGCACATGGTTTGTATATTAAGTCATCACTCGACTTACAAACCACCATGAACAAATATGGTATTGACTGTAAATTCTCCTTTCTTTTCAACGAATCACTAATCACCCGAGCAAGAAACTACCTTGTAGATGAATTTTTGCGAAGTGATTATACCCACCTCCTCTTTATTGACTCTGACATTCATTACAATCCACAAGATGTAATTGCATTGTTGGCACTTGATAAAGATGTAATTGGTGGTCCTTATCCTAAGAAATCAATTAACTGGGGTAATGTCGCACAAGCCGCAAGAAATCATCCAGATATGGAACCCAAAGAACTTGAGCAGTTGGTTGGTGAATATGTTTTCAATGTTGTAAAAGGTACAAAACAATTTACTGTTACTGACCCACTTGAAGTGATGGAAATTGGTACAGGTTTTATGTTAGTCAAACGGGAAGTTTTCAATAAAATGGAAAAAGAATACCCAATGATTCGTTACAAACCTGACCATGTTGGACAGGCTAACTTTGATGGTTCACGATACATTCATGCTTATTTTGATACTGTGATTGATTGTAAAGGTTCAATTACTGATGGCGGTTCTGACCGTTATCTGAGTGAAGATTATATGTTCTGTCAAATGTGGCGTAAAATGGGTGGTCAAATCTATCTGTGTCCTTGGATGAAAACGCAACATATTGGTACATATGCATTTACTGGCAATATGCCTGCTGTTGCGAATTATACAGGTAAACTGTAATGACAACGAAAGATGAAATAAAAAAATCTCAAAATGCAACTACTGGTGGTCGCAAGTTTGATGAAGGTAAACTGCAATATGGTTTACTTCCACCACTTGCACTCAAGGCTACAGTTAATGTTTTGACATTTGGTGCAGAGAAATACGAACCTGACAATTGGAAAGTTGTACCTGATTCGAAGCGTAGATATTTTGATGCACTTCAAAGACATGTGTGGGCTTGGAAAGAAGGTGAACAAATTGATCCAGAATCTGGTCGCCATCACCTTGCACATGCACTTTGTTGCCTCATGTTTCTTTATGAGCATGATATACTTTATTCTGTTGACAAATCTTAATTATGGAGTATCAAATGAAATTATCTAATGAAACTTTAAGTGTTCTGAAAAACTTTGGCAATATCAACCAAGGTATTTACTTCAAAAAAGGCAAGACACTTAAAACTGTATCTTCCCACAAAAACATTCTTGCTGAAGTAACAATTCAGGAAGACATTCCTACTAATTTTGGAATTTATGATTTGAACAACTTTCTTTCTGTTGTCTCACTTCACAAAGATGACCCATCGTTTGAGTTTAGTGACAAACAAGTTGTAATTGTTGGTAACAAAGGTCGTTCTAAACTTGAGTATCGTTTTTGTGAACCAACAATGATTGTTACACCACCAGAGAAACAATTCGCAATGCCCGATGCAGAGATTAAGTTTACACTTTCTGCTGAAGATTTTGATTGGATTCTCCGTGCTGCATCTGTTTTATCTTCTCCACATATTGCAGTTGAATCTGATGGCAAGAAAGTAAATATTGTTACTCTTGACCTACAGAATGATGCCGCACACAAAGATGCTCTTGAAATTGCAGATGGAAACGGCAACAAATACAAAATGATTTTCAAAACTGAAAACATTAGTAAAGTAATGCCTGGTTCATATGAAGTTTCGATTTCATCAAAAGGTGTATCGCATTTTAAAAACAACAATGTTCCACTTCAGTATTACATTTCTACTGAGTCTGGTTCTAAATTTGAAAAGGCCTAATTATGTTTCTTAAATTTACCAATGCAATCAAAGAGTTTGAAGGCCAGTCTATCACTATCAACATGAATAGAATTACTTCAATCTTTGAGAAAAAGGCCTTTGTTGTAAATGATGATGAGTCAACAGAAAAAACTGTTACTGTCCTTTATGCAGGACCAAATGAATTTTGGGAAGTAAAAGAGTCATATCTTCTTGTTATGGCTCGTGTTTCTGCTGAATAATATTATGAATTTTGTGAGGAGTTCCTATGGAACATTTGTTATGGACAGAGAAGTATCGCCCGCAATCTATCAAAGATTGTATTCTACCTGAACGCCTGAAGAAACCATTTCAGGAATATGTAAATCAAAACAATATTCCTAATTTGATTCTTTCGGGTGGTCCTGGTGTTGGTAAGACAACCGTTGCAAAGGCGATGTGCAATGAAATCGGATGTGACTTCATGGTCATCAATGGTTCTGATGAATCTGGTATCGACACTTTTCGTACCAAGATTAAGAACTATGCATCATCCATGTCTCTTGCAGGTGGTCGCAAAGTCATTATCATTGACGAAGCCGACTATCTAAATCCAAACTCAACACAACCTGCTCTGCGTAATGCGATTGAAGAATTTGCAGGTAACTGTTCATTCATCTTTACTTGTAATTACAAAAATCGAATCATTGAACCACTACATTCACGGTGTGCAGTAATTGATTTTGCATTAAAGAATGGCGAGAAGGCCAAGATGGCATCTGCGTTCTTCAAGCGTATTCAATCTGTTTTGCAAAGTGAATCGGTCGAGTTTGATGATGCGGTAATTGCAGAACTTGTGAAGAAACATTTTCCAGACTTTCGCCGTGTTCTTAATGAACTACAACGATATAGTCAATTTGGAAAGATTGACACAGGTATTCTGTCGCAGATTGCAGATGTTTCAATTACGGAAATTGTAAAGAGTATTAAAGAAAAAGATTTTGGTGCGATTCGTAAATGGGTTGCATCAAATGAAATTGATAGTGGTGCTTTATTCCGTAAATTGTATGATGGTTTGTATGACTTTTTGAAACCATCGTTTGTTCCTCAAGCAGTTGTTATTCTTGCAGATTATCAATACAAGGCTGCGTTTGTTGCAGACCAAGAAATCAATACAGTTGCATGTCTCACAGAATTGATGGTGAATTGTGAATTTAATTAAGGAGAAATTACTATGATTGTTACACCAATTGTTAAAACAGTAGAAAAAGTAGGATTTGATACCATTGAAAAGAAAACAATGGATATCGATGATTTTTTAAAATTACCTCCAGTTCCAATGCAACGATTTACTGAGGGACGAGCAAAAACGGCAAAAGTTAAAAAAATGTTAAGTGGTCCTGTTTTACCTGTTCATCTTGATGTTGCTTTAGTTGAACTCGTTCAGGACTGCGTATACTATGGAGAAA